TAACTGATCCAACTAGCGATGTTCAATTAAAAGCATTTACTGATTATCTTGACCGCAAAGGTTGGGTTTATACAGTTAAGTAAAAAGAGGGTCTGCTCAAAATTGAGTAGGCCCTCTTTTTTATTTACATCCAAAAATCATCGTAATTAACATCTTTATTTGATAACTTCTTTAATGCCTTTATAATCTTTTGTGCGTTCTTCATAGTCGGGGAGAATTTATCCCCTTGGCATACACGACTTATTGTAGATTTGCTAACTCCGCTTCTTTCCGCTAATTCCTGTTGAGTAATTTTGTTTTTCTCCAGAAAATTGGAGAGTTTTGACTTTCTCCCTTTACCAGAAATAAGCCATCCCATTTTATCACTCCTGTTTAAGTTTCTTAGTACAAGAGTGGTCAAAGATTTCATTTTTTAAACATCCCGAAAATAGGAATTCTAATTATCATGAAAAACGTCTTTTTAGTAAGGAGAGCTTCTTTCCAGGCTCTTCAGCATAAAACTTCATGTAATCACACATTAAGATGTTAATCAGTTTATCAGCGGTATAACCATGCATAGGGAAGGTGTGAGCCATATCCGAGAAAAACACTTCAATCCGTCTTAATGTCCTTCTATCAATCTTTATAGAAATCGTCCCATATCGTTCATCGTTTTCATTAAATTCTAATTCATAATCTGTATAGTGTTTCTTACTCTCTAGAATTTGATATAACTGCTCCATACTGTTCTTGGACCTTATATGTTCAAGGAAGTCCTCAACAAGTATTTCAGCTAGATCACTAGCGTTACACTCATAATCTTCCTCTTCCATATCTTCGATAATGATATTCATACGGAATAAGTATATTTTGAGCATCTTTACTTCAAAACGGTACTTCTCTTTTAATGCCCATTCAATTTTAGTTCGTTCCCACCAACTATTCGCACTCATAAGCCGTATTTCTTTTGTCATTACATCATATTTACTGTACATGCTGTCACCTCACATTGTGCGTAATGCAAAACATAAAATACGTGTTGCTGCTGCTCTTTGTGAAACTCCCCATTCGATCGCTAATCGGACAAGCTTAGAATGCGTTTCCTGCTCCAACTTAGCATGAATGTACTTTTTAGTGTCTTTATATTCGTATGCATGTATCTCATTTATATAATCGATTCTGAGGTGTTCTGTGATTAATTTAGACATGTATTGTGTAGTGGTTATTCCTTCTTGGAATGCTGAGGATCTTATTAATTGTCTTTGTATTTCATTTACGGGGATTTTTACATCTTTCTTTTTATCAGAACGAATTTTACGAGGTTGTTGGTTTGTTATTGTAGTAGATTGTTTTCGAGGTTCGAACATAGGGTTGATTACACTCATGAAGCTCCCCTCTTTCGAAAATTCACCTCTTCCCTCTCTTTTATCTCAGGGACACTTTTCCAAAATTCCAACATTCCTTGAAAAAGAAGTCGAGAGAGAGGGAGGAGCGATATTTTCTTTAAATAGTGATTACCAATCGTTTAAACCAGAAATTAAATCCATAGCGCTATTTACAGCATCATCAGAAGGTGTTTCATCTTCTCCTGCGTCATTTTGTACACCATGAGTTTTAATATTGATCAACAATTTTTTGACTAATTCAATCGGGTCTTCTTCACCAGCAACTTCAGAGAGAACTTGATACATTTCTAAACGCTTTTTCAATTGTTTGTTAACGTATCCCTTTTCTCCTTCACTTTCGCTTTCCAATTTCACAATTAAGTTATAAATTGTTTTATCTTTTTTAGGATTCAGTTCAATTTGAAGCTTTTTCTTTTGTAAGTTTGTCAAAAACATCACATCCTAAATAGTAGTATCCTAATAGGTTAGCTTCTTGACCATTTTCTAGAACTGCAAATGTAGGGAATTGCTCTTTTTTCTTCTCAATTCGTTTCTGATGAAGAGCAGCCATTCCACCAGTCCAAACAATTTTATCGTATACAGCTAAGTTAAACTTTTGAGAAACTTCACGTAGTGATGAATCGAAATGACGTTGTAGTTCAGCGTCAACGCTTTCTGCTACGTCTTTGTGAGTGTATAAGTCATATAGAGAGCCGTTGTACTTATATCCATTCTCAAGGATATAGTGCATGTTAGACACGCTTAAATCAGGAGTTTCGCCAATGTTATCGCGAACGATTTGTTCAATAGCCATGAACGCTTTCTCACAACCTAATTCAGTTCCTAAACGGTCGATAACAGCATTACCAGACATATCAGTAACATCAAATGTACCAAATCCACCATCGATAATAAGAATACGATCTTCTTTATTAATGATTTCTTTTTTAACCAGGTAGTATTGTGTCCCTACTGGTTGCGGAATTACTAAACATTCTTTTACTTTAACTGTGATTAATTCGCCGTTTACTTTCACTGCTGTTTCTTCCATAGCTACCTTACGGATTGATTCACGTTGATTACCAAAGTGAGATACTGGAAGACCTGTAACAAGTAACGGAATAGTAACGTTCTTTTTAAAGTCTTTTGCAATGAATCCGAATAGTTGTTTCTTAAACGCTGGATCCTCATAGCGTTTCGCTTTGTTCTCACCAAGCGCACGAATTAATGGAAGCTTTGACTTTCTAGCTTCTTCTCCTATGTAGTAAGGGAAGTCAGTGTTTGTTAGTTCAATTTTTGTAAAACTAGCTTCGTTGTAATAGTCATCTACTGGCGCTAATACCGATAATTCTGTGATAACGTCCGCCTCTAGTGATTTGTTTTTCTTTGATGCACGCTTTGTAAAGCCATTTCCTAAATCAATTGCGTATGGATTTCCTAATAACATATATATTCCCCTTTCAAGACCAATGGTTAATCATTGATATTTTTGATTCTAACAGATACTTACGTTTTAATTCAATGAAATATACCAAAAATGATAATTTTATCATTGGTTAATCATTGATTGTTAGTTCGCGAGGTCGTAGGGCATCGCGAAGGCTTCGCAATATCTACAAAAACGCATGTTGCGAGGTAGGGAAGACATAGGCTCGTCCTCCCTAAGATTCGTTAAAATCCCCTACAAACCGAAAAAACTCCTTTTCACAACAGATATGGTATGTGAAATTTTAAGATGTTTATCCTTCTAAGTTGGTCATGATGCTAACCAATCATAGAAAGGTACTTTGCCTGTATATTGATGTTCTGATAAAGATTGCGCGATTAAACCACGATCAATCTTATCTTCGTGTAATTGCTTTTTAGCGTTTTCTTTTATTCTGCGAAGCTCTAAGTCTTCAATCTTATTCGCTAAAGCTGAGATTAAGTAATCTCTAAAGTTAGTAATCTTACCTTGATTGTATTTATCCATTACTTTTCGTAAAACAGATTTAAAGCTTCGATCCGTTAATTCGTCTTTTGTAGCTTCACGAAGAGAGTTAATCGTTAAATTTAATTCTTCTTCTGTTAGGGAAGGAGAAGAGAAGCTTCGCTTATCATCATCAATTTTCGCTATATCATTTATATATATATTGGTATTTTCTTTTTTGGTATTTTTTCTTTGGTTATTTATAATGTACTGAAAATCCGAATTCGGGATTTCCACATTCGGATTTTCAGGAAGTGGTTTTTCGGAACTCTCCGAACCTTCGGAAACCGTATCCTGGATTTCAGGAAGTGGTTCTCCGAACTCCACGCGAAGTTGATATCCAAGTGAATATTGTTCTTGAATTGTTTCTTCTAATATTTCAGCTACGTCTTCCTTCACTTGTCCATAAATATAGATTTGTTCTTTGTGCTTTCCCTTGTCCAATACTTTCACACGAGCAACGTATTTATTATGTATTAATTCTGTCAGTGCATTGTAGTGTGCGTCACGTCCATTTTTAGAACGATTGATAATATCGGGCATAGTAATCTTCCATGCACCTTCTCGGTGCGAACAGAACTGAATTAAAAGGTATTTAGCCATTCCTGTTAGTTTACAATCATCTAGTAAAGCATTCTCTACTACACTATGTCCTCGTTTCCGAGCGTGTTTAAAAATATCGTTAGCCATAACAAAAAATCCTCCATTTTCCTCCCCGGCTTAAAATTGGGTATAGGAAAGTAGAGGATTTGTATTTACGTTTTTTTGAAGTTATGATACTATCAATATAGACAGTATGAACTTAATGACGTAACTTACAAAACCTCTGCTTTCGGAGTTTTTAAATGGTGTTCTGGCGACCAACCTTGAACCATCTAAAAACTGAGCCGGGGGTTTTTTAGTTTTATATAAAGTTAATTGTTTAAAAATCTATGTATCTACCCTCAATCATAGCAGAGATTTGGCGAAAAAAGAAGACAAAAAGAGAAGACACTCGAATTGAGTGTCTTTTTTATTTGATTATAAGAGTGCTTTTGCATTTCAAACATTGTATCTCTTTTTGCTGAAACAATAACGGCTGCTGTCTATTGCAAGAAGGGCAAGTAACACCTACTGGTACTTTAATATTCTTATAACAAAAGAATCCTATAATAGCACAAATACCTGCGAGTATGAATTGCGAAACTAATAGGGAGATAACAGCAATAACGCCCATAAGGACGGCAAGTGGCATCATCATTTTTCTTGCGCCTGAATTCGCTTTGTTTTCTTTAATTCTAACTGCATTAACTTCAAATACCTGATGATTGTTAATTTGATGCTGATCGTTATGATGGACGTGTGATTTGTTACCTTCCTTGCTGTTCAAACGCTTCTCATAAGACAACCCAGTTCCAGGAACTGAAGTTGTGATTCTAGTTCCTGATGGTCCAGTACTAACCCGAGCGCCTTTAACCCCTGCACTAACACCTACACCACTTCTACTTAAATTTATTTTAACTCCTGGAGCGACCTTTATACTTTTACGGAATTTAAATCCCATATTATTGCATCCTCTCCGAATGAAATGTACGATTTTGACCTGATTATAACAAAAACAGTTACAACTATTTTGTCATATTTTGTCGAACGAAAATAAAAAAAGAGAGCGATATGCTCTCTTACCACAATTGGTCAAATTATGTCAAATTTTACCACTGTTCATTGGAAAAGATTTCTTATATTATGGATTCAAATACAATATCTTTAATTCGAAATTTCAAGCGCTGCAACGCTTCGTATTTCGTTTTGGAATCTTAGTAATAGATTCTTATTATCTTGATGTGCAAAGATGTTTATGCGTCAAAATAAGGGGTGTGAGACCTACATAAAATACTTTTTAATCAAGTAAGTGTATTCCACTAATAAATTTAAAGCTTTCTTTTGTGGTTCTGTATCCAACTCTGATATCTGATGCAAAATCACATCCACCTGCGGTGGTACACGATAATTCCTGCCAACTAGATTATCAATAGAAACATTGTAGAGGTCACTAATTTTTATCAGCGTTGAAATGTCTGGCTCAGCGCGTTCAGCTTCCCAATTCGTATATGTTGTTCGAGCAACATTTAAATGGTGAGCTACATCTGTTTGGGTATAACCTTGTTTCTTCCGTAAGTAAATTAATCGCTTTCCAAGCAATGTATTACACCGCCCTCTTTAATCTTCGACAATTATAATCGAATAAGGGGTGTATTTGGTATATATTTGGATAAAACGATTATTTAACAAACAACAGATTCCAAAAATGATTAGAAATTAATCAAATTAAAAATGACTAGAACAAACGTTTGTTTGGTGGTAAAATATGCATATGGGTTCTTAATACGTCTCATGCATTATTGCATATTTTATTTTTATGTCAATTGAGAAACCTTGTTGTACAGGGGTTTCTCAACTTTCTCAACAATTGTCAGGTAACTCTATGACCGAATTTTGGGAAAAATGTGTTATTATGAAAACATTAAAATAAACGGACGTAAAAAAGACTCACAGCGTGTATAAGAGTGTTAGCGCACTACTTATACCGCTTTCCCTACCTCAACTAGGGAAAACACTTACTGCAAGTCTTACATAAATTATAACACATCTTTTGAATGTAGTGACGCGTTTTCCTTTAAAAGTTAAAAACTGGGTATAACGTGTCTTTTGTTCCGGCAAGGAGGAGCAAAACAGTGCAGAAATTATTAATAAAAATGAAGGATGATTTATTCGCAGCTGGTATCACTAATAAAGAATTAGCAGTACGACTTGGAATCAATGAAAAGAAGGTTTCTTATTATCTCAATGGCAATACACAATTTAGTTTTCAATGCTTTTCAGACACATTGATACATTTGTACAAACATAATCCAGAATTACGAAGAGCGTGTTTATTTGAGTATTGCGAGAAGATAAAAGGTAATAAAAATTTAAAAATAGGTATGGAGTTTGTCCATGCTAGAGGTGAATTCGGATTACTAGAAACGTTAATAAAAAAAGCTGAGTTATCGAAAGATGATGTTACAAAAGAATGGGCTGAAGTTTATCGTATTCTATATAGAAGAAGCAAAGAGAATCTTGTAGGTGAATTGTTGTTAACAGAGGTTGAAAAAAAGAGAAAAACTATAAAAAGCACTGAAATGAGTTTACTTTTAGATATCATATATTGCTATGGTTTATATGATCTAAGTGATTATCGATTTTTGTATAGATACGCGCGTGATGTTAAGGAGAAAATCGAAAAAGAAATTCCTCAAAAGGAAAAATTTTTAAAACAAAGTTTTACTATAAAAATTAACGAGAGTATACATGCTGCAAGTCTTTCGCTTTGCAAGATAAAAGAGGTAAGAGAGTACACACCTTATTTAATGAAATACCTTGGAGAACTTGGTAAATACCCTATTCCACAAGCGAGTGCATTGAATGTCCTTGGAGAGTCTTATATTTTTGAAGACTACAACAAAGCTAAAGCTTACCTAGAGCAAGCATTATATATTCTTGGTGATACCTTCAATGACACGATGAAAAATAAAAAGAGATGCATTATGAATACACTTAATTTCCTGAAATTATATCATGGAAAAGATTTAGATGATTTGCATCTTACTGATCCTGCAGAAATAGCTTATCTAGAAATAAAAAAAGGTAATAAGGAAAAGGCTATTGAGATTTTAAATGAATTAGAGAAACAGAATGGTAAGCTATCCGCTTTCCAACTATGCTATATGGGAATCGCAAAAGGGGATAAAAAACTGATAGAAAAATCATTAAAGAAGTTCGAAGAAAACGGGAACTTATTTTATGCTCAACTACCTAAATTATACTTGGGCATCCTTTGAAAAAATGGTATAATTGTCTTATAGGTAGGTGAGAGCATATTGAAAAAGATTCTATCGACTTTATCAGTGTTAGCAGTTCTTGGAGTGTTTTTATTAAATACATCGGATGTTACAAAAGAACAACCAAAGCAAGCAGCTATTACTGAGACAACTCAATTTAAAATGATGGTTGATCCAGGCGGCGGAGGAGCTGGCTGATTATTATAATATATATCTAAATGGCATTACCTCAATGAGAGGTAATGCCATTTGTGCTTTTCGGGAAAATCCTATTTTTGAGGAAAAAATGCAAAAAGGTAATCATTGTGAATCGTTCACAAACTACATAGATAAAAACTGGGGGGTTTTAGGGATGAAAAAAGAGAGCTTAGAAAACATGGTAGCAACAGAGGTAGCAGAATTCGAATCACAATTATTAGAGGTTGTGAAAGCGGCTCATGAAGGCGATGAAAATTCACTTGAAATCATATTAAAAATGAAAAAGGCGATCGGTAGCTTCTAAAGCTATCAATCGCCTGTTATTTTCATTAAGTCTTTAAATAATTTCATGATTTCCTTTTGCTTTTTCGGGTCTTTTTCTCTAAATTGAGTTATTAGTTCTTCAAATTCATCTTGAGCACTTTTCATAGGGTTCTTCTCATCAGATTCCCCTAGCACATAAGCTACAGATACATTTGCGAGTTTAGCTATATCTAAAGAAGTTTTTCTTGATGGGCATTTATCCATTTCTTCGTTTTCCCACATAGAAACTGCTGATTTACTTTTTAGTCCGAGCGCATTAATGAATTCAGATTGACTCATTTTTAGTATTTCAGTCCTGATTTCTTTAACCCTCTTGCTAATTAATTGGTAATTCATTTGTTTTCTCCCCTTCATAACGTTCACATATACCATTATCTTTTGCGTTTGTATATTCAATATATACCTAATATATATTTAAAATGTAACAGAAAAGTTCACTCAAAGACAACCTTTTTAAGTTTTTTAAAGAAAATTTAATTTAAGGGTTCACAAATAGTGAACGTCATGTTATTATCAAATTAACGAAACGAACAAAGGTGATAAACATGAAATTAAATATAGAAAAAGCCAAAGCGTTACGCAAGAATCGCGGTTATAGCCAGGCTTATGTAGGCGATTATCTTGGTTACTCAACAAAATCCGCTTATTCACAACTTGAGTCTGGCAAGAGGCAACCGAGTATATACAGATTAGGGTTACTGTCTAAATTGTATGATGTTGCAGTTGACGAATTAGTAGAAGGTTAACGAAAAGTTAACTATTATTTTTTAACTAAACGTTCACGAAACGTGAACACAGAGGAGGAAAGAAAATGAATCAATTACAAGTTTTCAATAATGAAGAGTTCGGTCAAGTTCGAACGGCCGTACAAGGTGAAGATGTTTGGTTTGTCGCTCAAGACGTATGTGATGTTCTAGGAATCAACAAACAAAGAGATGCTTACTCTCGTCTTGATGAAGATGAAAGGGGGTCGGTATTAGTGGACACCCCTGGAGGACAACAAAATGTGAATGCGATTAACGAATCAGGGCTTTACTCATTAATACTTAGAAGCCGCAAACCACAAGCGAAAGCGTTCAAAAAGTGGGTAACAAGCGAAGTGATTCCTTCTATTAGAAAACACGGAGCATACATGACAGATCAAGCACTTGAACAAGCGGTAACAAATCCAGATTTCATGATTGGTCTTCTAACTAACTTAAAAGAAGAAAAGGCAAAACGAGTTGAAGCGGAAAGAACACTCTTACAGCAACAACCGCTTGTAACATTTGCTGAAGCTGTGCAAGTATCAACAAACCTAATAACCGTCAAACAGTTAGCGAACTTAATGAGGCAAAAAGGAATTGATACAGGACAAAACAGACTCTTCGAATGGTTTAGAGAAAACGGATACCTTTGCAAGAAAAGAGGGAGTCTGTACAACACACCAACACAGTATTCAATGGATTTAGAGTTATTTGAATCACAAGAATATGTTAGGACAAATAGTCTAGGTGAGTTCGTAACGTCATTCACTACAAAAGTTACTGGGAAAGGTCAGCTTTACTTCATTAATAAGTTTCTTGGAAAGGAAGCGATGTAGATGATGGAAGAAAGCATATTCTCGCATTTCATGATTCTAGTAGCGGTTATCGGCCTTGCGGGATTCATTCAACTTATGGAGTTCATAAACAAACGTTTGATTAAGGATGAAAAGTGATGGATAAACAGCAACGTGATGAATACGAACAAAAGAAACTAGCATGGATCATAAAGGATTTACGAACTAGAGGGATACATAACAGCGCAGATAAGGTTGAGGAAATGCATAAGGAGTTTATTACTTTAGCTAAATAGAGAGGGGAATGGAGAATGAAGCGACTGAAAGATTTAGGTTTTTTGCAAATCGGAATGGTTATAGTAGATGGATTCGGTGTTGAAGGAACAGTAACAGGAATTACAAGGATTGAAGGGTTTGGATATGGCGTAGAAATTGATGATGAAAAGGATCGTATGCATATGTGGAATTGGAATCGGCTTCTAGACAACGTATATGTAAAGGACGGAACTTATACAGTACAACAATAGGACAAGCCTTCGCTTGTCGGAATGTTCAGGAACTTCATAAAACAAAAAAACAGGTGTCCCCCACCAATGCAACTGTTCCTGGATATTCCGATGCGTGAAAGCATTAGAAAGGAGAACTAATATGTTACCTAGTTTCGAGCCAACGTATTGCAATGATTTAAAAGGAAACAAGTATTTATGTAGATTTGAGCACTACCAAGTGGATAGTCGCTTTGAAGGTGAGCCGAAAGAATGGAAGGCCGACATTGTCGAGTCAATGCCAATCATCCCTAAATACAAATGTTGGGGAAAAGGAATCAAAACAAAATAAAAACCAGCCGATTACGCCAAATCGACTGGTTCATGAAACGACTAAATTATTATGTACCGCTATTATAACACGGTCGTTTCTTCCAGTAAACAAGGAGGAATGTGGAAATGATTGAAAATCCGATTACTTACGGAAATGTTCATGATTCATCAGCTAGAGACTTCATAGATTATTGCCAAGGGTGTGGCGGAGAAATCTTTTACGGAGAAGGATACCTTGATTTTAGTGGTGATCCAATCCATACGGAATCTGAATGTATCAAACAGTATGTTGAGGAACATTCCATGAAGAAAGTAGCAGGTGAATAAGATGGAAGCAAACGTACTTATAACAACTGAAGATATGGCCCATGAACAATGGTTAGAAGCTAGAAAAGCTGGTATTGGTGGTTCTGATGCAGCAGCTATTGCGGGTTTAAATAAATGGAGCTCTCCAATTGGGGTTTACTACGATAAAACAAGTGAAATGGTTAAAGATCAATTACCAAGTGAAGCAGCTTATTTCGGTAATGTGCTAGAGGAAATTGTAGCAGAAGAATTCAGTAAACGTACTAATTTGAAGGTTAGAAAATGCAACGCAATCTTACAGCATCCCGATTATCCTTGGATGCTAGCAAATGTGGACAGGCTGGTTGTTGGCGAAAAGGTAGGACTTGAGTGTAAAACGGCTTCTGAATACCTAAAGAAAGAGTGGGAAGGCGAAGAAATCCCAGCTTCTTATCTTCTACAGTGTCAACACTACATGGCTGTTACAGGATATAAAGCATGGTGGATTGCGGTATTAATCGGTGGCAACAAATTCATCTATAAAAAAATTGAACGTGATGAAGAAATAATTCAGTACTTAATCGATATTGAAAAAGATTTCTGGTTAAACCACGTTGAGAAGCGAATACCTCCAATGTTTGATGGGTCGGAATCATCTTCTACATTACTTAAAGAAATGTATCCAGATTCAGTTGAGGATAGCGAAGTCGATTTAGGAAATGAAGTTGAGTTATTAATAGAAGCTCGTGACCAAGTAGATAAAGAAATCAAAGTGCTAGAAGAACAAAAAACAGAGTACGAAAACAAAATTAAAGCGAAACTCGGTTCAAATGAAATCGGAAAAACAGAGAATTACAAGGTGTCTTGGAAAACACAAACTTCCAACAGAATCGATAGCAAACGATTGAAAGAAGAACAACCGGAATTGTACAAGCAGTACTCAAAGGAATCTAAAAGTAGAAAGTTCACAGTTAAATAGGAGGAAATGAACAATGGCAAACAATGAAACTATTAAAAATCAATTAGCAAACCGTACTGAAAACAAACCAGCTAGTCCTGAACAAACAGTTGAAGCTTACATGAAGAAAATGGGGCCAAGAATGGCTGAAGTGTTACCAAAGCACATGGATATGGACCGTATGAGTCGCATAGCACTTACGACGATTCGAACTAACCCAACACTATTAGAATGCACTGTCCCTTCTCTTATGGGGGCTGTGATGCAAGCGGTGCAACTCGGATTAGAACCAGGGTTACTTGGTCATTGCTACTTGCTTCCATTTAATAAAAATGCAGGCACAAAACAGAATCCTCAGTGGGTTAAAGAAGTTCAATTTATCATCGGATACAAAGGAATGATCGATTTAGCAAGACGTTCCGGCCATATTCAAAGCATTTATGCTCACGCAGTATTTGAACATGATGAATTCGAATACGAGTTAGGGTTACATCCTACTTTAAAACATAAACCTTCATTTGGAGATCGCGGTGCATTTATCGGCGCTTATGCAGTTGCTCACTTTAAAGATGGTGGGTATCAAATGGAATTTATGCCAAAAAGCGAGATTGAAAAACGAAGAAGCCGCTCTAAAACAAAGAGTTATAGTCCTTGGGATAGTGATTATGAAGAAATGGCAAAGAAAACAGTTGTGAGAGCGATGTTTAAATATTTACCAATTAGCATCGAGGTTCAAAATCAAGCACAGCACGATGAAGTGGTGCGAAAAGATATTACAGCAGAACCAGAATTTATTGAAGTAGAAGAAACAAATGAAGCAATAGCAAACCAAGAACAATCAGAAATTGTAATTGAACAATGATTGAAAAACAAAGTAAGGTGCTCCTCCCGGCTTGGTGCTGGGAGGATGCTAAATCAACAGATGAAGTAAAACAAAATGTACTGAAATATATAAATCCGAAACGCTACCCAGGTTATAGGGTCCTGAAAGTATCGAAAGGATTTGCCATATGTGAACGGGAGTGATGGTTGATGTTTAAGATACCTGTGAGAAGACAAACGCAAATAGAAATGATACAAGCTACAAACGATTTGATTGAACGTGGTTTTGATTTCTTAACACCAATCAAACCAGTATATAAGAACGGTAAGTTTTATGAGCAAAGCGGCAGAAGTTTTCAAGGAAAACATGAATTTAGAACAATCGGATATGTGGACAATGTCAGCTACGAATGTTGGATGAAGAAGGTGAATTAAATGGCAGATGTTAAATGGATAAAACTCTCTACTAGCATGTTTGAAGATGAAAAGATTCGATTGATTGAAAGCTTACCAGATGCAGACACACTACTAATCATTTGGATTAAATTGTTGTCTCAAGCGGGAAGAACAAATGCTAATGGTTACATTTTCTTGAGCGAAAACATTCCTTTCACAGAAGAAATGCTTTCAACACTTTTTAATAGACCGATAGCAACGGTGAGACTTGCGTTACAAACGTTCAAACAGTTCGGGATGATAGACATCACTGATGATCAGTACATATGTATCTCGAATTGGGAAAAGCATCAAAACGTTGACGGGCTAGAGAAAATACGCGAACAAAACCGATTACGTAAGCAAAAACAAAGAGAAAAACTTAGGTTAGAGACGTCACGGGACAGTCACGGGACAATCACGCAGAGTCACGCAACAGATATAGAAGAAGATAAAGAAATAGATAAAGAAAAGAATAAAAAACCTTCTTGTCAAAAGTTTTCAACTTCCGACCTGGAGAATGCGAAATTGTTATTCGAATTAATGTTACAAAACAATCCATCAGCAAAAGAACCTAACTTAGAAAAATGGGCAAATGACTTCCGTTTAATGAGGGAAAAAGATAATAGAACGGATGAGCAAGTTAAATATCTTATCAATTGGACACAAAAGGATGACTTCTGGAGTACTAACATTCTTTCACCAGCTAAGTTAAGAAAACAGTTCGATGCATTGATAGTAAAAATCAAGAAAGAGAAGACAAAAACTCAACCTAAAGTCGTTAAAGGGAAGAAAGAGCTAAGAGAGGAGGATTTTAACCTTGAATAAGAAGCAGACGTTCGAATTATTAAAAGCAATTAGTGCATTGTATCCGATATTTGAAGTGACACAAATGAAAATTGATTTATGGACTACCATTCTATCGGAACAAGAATATGAGGAAATGCTAAAGAACCTTTCTAACTATGCGAAGTACAATCAATTTCCTCCTAAACCAGCTGATTTATTAAAAGAAGATCATGAAGTGAAATATACAGGCCCAACTGTTACGGAGACGAAATCAATGTTCAATCGTTGGGATGAAAATAGCAAAGACGTGGCGCCGCCGGAGGAACGGGAAAAGCATTTAAAAGAAATAGCGAATATATTGGGGATTAAACGGAGGGGAAGACAGTGAATCACACTTTAGATTATGAAGGATTATATAGCATTCAAGCGGAGCAAGGTCTTCTAGGGGGGCTAATTTTAGATCCAGACAAAATAAAAGATATTAATTTACAACCTGAGCAGATGTATCGTCCTCAGCACGTCCATATCTTCCGTACAATGCTCGAAATCGATAGCGGAAACGAACCAGTAGACTTTGTAACAATGACCGCTAGATTGGCTGAGAAAGGGCTTATAGAAGATGTCGGCGGAATCAGTTATCTTGCTCAATTATCCGAGACGACACCAAGTACTTCTAATATTAAATACTATGAAAAAATCGTGTGGAGTAAATGGCGAGATCGAGAGGTTGTTAGAAATACAGAAACGTTAAAACAGGCGGTTCGCAGCGGGAATGATACGGAACTTGCTATACAAACTCAAATGGCAGCGCTTCTGAATTTAAGTAGGGAAGACAAGAACAGTGACGGACGAATCAAGGATGGACTTATAGAAGTTTTCGGCGAGTTAGAGAATCCGGTTCGCGGATTGGCTGGAATGGATACGGGATTCACTGAATTAAACCGCATGACGGCAGGATTTAAACCGCAGGAATTAATCATAGTAGCGGCAAGGCCATCAGTAGGTAAAACAGCATTCTGTTTAAACGTAGGAAGCAATGCAGCGGGTGAACAAGGCGAAGGCGATGTAGTTGCTATCTTCTCTCTTGAAATGGGACAAAAGGAACTTTTGAAGAGAATGGTCAGTATTAACGGCAATATTGATGGGAATCGCATGAAAACAGGCGAGTTAAACCCAGAAGATTGGACGAAATTAACGCAAGCTATGGGAGCTTTAAACAATAAAAATATTCGAATCTTTGATGATGCAGGGATTACAACGAACTTTATATGGTCAAAGGTTAAAAAATTATGTGATGAGTTCCCAGGTAAGCAAATCATGGTAATCATCGACTATTTGCAGCTGATAACAGGCAATCCGGTGCATAAAGGAAACAGACAAGCAGAGATTGCAGAAATTAGCCGGACACTAAAAACAATGGCCCGCCAATTAAATGTATGTGTAGTCGCTCTATCTCAGTTGAGCCGTGGTGTAGAGCAACGCCAAGACAAAAGACCTATGATGTCCGATTTACGCGAGAGCGGGCAAATAGAGCAGGATGCAGACGTCATAGCGTTCCTTTATAGAGAAGATTACTACGACCGAGAAACTGAGAACAAAAACACAATCGAAATCATCATCGGAAAGCAAAGGAATGGCCCAGTTGGATCAGTAGAATTGGCATTCATTAAGGAGTACGGAAAGTTCGTTAACTTGGAAAGAAGATTTGATTCATAACGGAGGGGAAAGAGATGCCAGCACTTGAAACAGAGTTACAAAAAGAAGACTACACGATTGTATCTCAACAAAGAAAGTACATGAAGAAAACAAGCCGTAACTTATACATCGCTTTAGAAGAGCTTGACCTAGTGTTCGATGAAAGTGAAGTAATTCAATTGCAAGAAATGTGGAGCGAGAACAAAAATATTATCGAAATCGCAAAAGAGTTAGGAAGGCATCAACTAGAAGTTGCCGCATTAATCATGGACCAGGCAGATAAAAACAAAATTAAATCCCGTCCGATGGGGTTAGGGGCATGAAACAACTAACACTGGAGGATGTTTTAGGGAGTTCCGATTACTCAGCGAAGAGCACGGCCGAGCGATTCCTTGCGAATACCATCGTTATAACGCCGACATACGAAGTTCATTTCTACGATCAGGACGAAAGGCAAAAGATAGACTGGTTCGATGTTAAGAGTGAGAACGAAGCATGGTGCGCGGCAGTGAAAGATCATGGTAAGGGTATTCAGAAGATTGAAATAAAACATTCCGAACGCACGAGGGAAGAAATAATGGCATTGGATTAGGAGGAGGAGGGATAAGCGTGAAATACAAACCTGTACCAACGTGGGAAGACTATGAAATAGCCAAAAGGAACGGAATTAGCAAAAACAATGTAGATGTCCGTATTAACTCTCTCAATTGGGATATAAAAAGAGCGATAACACAACCATTGGGGAAATTCGATAAATATTATGTGGAGTTAGCTAAAAATAATGGAATTGCATATCACACATATCTCAAGAGACTTTCGCTTGGATGGAGTGAAATAAAAGCAGCTACAAAGCCACCACGTAAATATAAGAAGAAGCAGATAAGCTAGGAGGCAACATGAACGAGCAAGACAGGTTAATAGAAAAATTGATTCAGAGGAATGTATTCAAGCTACCGGACGGGCGCGACTTATTTGAAGGGTCATGCGAGGAGTTGGCGGGGTTGTTGGAAAGGGATGGGGAGAATGAGGGAAATTAAGTTTAAAGCTTTTGACGAAGAATTTAAAGTGATGTATTCAGGTGATCAAATTGAAGGTGAAGATAACTTAGACGCATGGTTATCTTATGGGGAATTAGCGATATACCGGATAGAAGATGGCGTGTATGTTCAACTACAACCTTTACAGCATACAGGATTTAGAGACCAAGACGGGACTGAAATTTTTGAGAAAGACATTGTCCATATCGTAGGTGTGATTCCAGGAGTTGAAATTAATGAAATAGGAATTGTGAAATTCATTGATGGATCCTGGATGATTGAGAATCTAAAAGGAACTGATGGATGGCTTTTATTCCAAGAGGGTACAGAAATTGAAGTGCTTGGCAATGTGTTTGAGAATCCAGAGTTACTACAAGGGGGTAACAAGTGATGAGAGAAGCGATTGAAGAGTATATCGAACAATTACAACAATCGGCAGTGGAAAACAGAAAGAAAGCTGATACAGCTTATGATAACGAAGATTTAGGGTTATCCGGTTTTTATAAAGGACAATGGATTGCAAATGAAGGAACGGCAATAGCATTGACGACTATCTTATCTAAATTTAAGGAGGAAGAACGATGAAATATACAGAGCACGGCACGTTTGAAGTAACTCAACTATTAGCGGAAGCAAAGGAGAATGAAGAGAATGGCAACTAAGATCGTAATGTTTACAAAAAATGATTGTCCAAACTGCAAACGAGCAAAGCATTTCTTGGGATTTGCTCCAGTGGAAATTGAATTAGAAGAAAGAAATATTGAGGAAAACGAAATTTATAAGGTAGAAGCTGAGGATTTAGGACTAATGAGTTTACCAGCATTTAAGTTTGAGAATGGAAATATTGTTAGAGGATTTGAAGAAGGAAAGATAATGAACGAATTAGGACTGTAGGAGGGATTGAATGAAGAAAGAAACAGAAATTCAGGTGAATAGTGAACTTGCAGTAGTAGAGAGTGAAATTCGTAAGATGGAATATCACTTAGTGGGATTGGATAACGAGAAGCGGAAGACAAAGCTTTCCTTGGAAGTGTTGAAGAAACAGAAAGAGAAATTGAAAAGTTATTTATAAGGAGCGGATAACATGTTAAACATACAAAAGATTTTTGAAGCGCAGGACAAGCTAGATCGTAAGGTTGTGGAAGTTCACGGGTTGCAAGGTAAAAACTTAACTGGAGATGTAACACAGGCGTTGTATACGGAGTTAGGTGAGCTAAGTAATGAGATTGGGTTCTTCAAGTATTGGAAGAAGAACAAGAAGGATGATAAGGCGCGTCAGTACGATGAATGGGCGGATTGCATGCACTTTATGGCTAGTTTGGGTAATAAGTACGGGCATGTTGAGGAAGTTTTAACATTAGAGTTTCATGAAGAGGAACATATTGTTGATATGGCAGAAAAATCAAGTTTTAGTGAGTTATTTGAACTGATTTATAAAGTTATGCTAAATGATTTGGAATCGTATGTAGGTGCGCTAGCTTCATTATTAATGATTGGCGCGAAAACTGGAATGACATTTGAAATTATGGAAAAGGCATATTTCGATAAGAACCAGGTTAACTATGATCGGTTAGCAAACGGATATTAAGACCAAATTTGAATTTTGTACAAAAACGGAGGGATTGAAATGGAAATCAATGTGAACAAACAAGCTCAAAAGTTTCATTTAGCAACAAATCAAGGAAATTGGCAACCCATGATAGGACACGCTATACAAATAGATGAATTCACATTATGTGCATGTCCTATGTTCGACACTGTTTTCGGAACTGTACTTAATATATCTGAAGTTACAACCGGACACAGGGTATTGTTGCCGATACCAGTTGTTGGTGATGCTTACGAAAAAACAAGCACAGCAGCAGGTACAGTTGCATTCTTAAAAACGGAAGTTGCTGAAGAAATAAAAAGAGTAATAAACAAAGTTGGAAAACAAAAAATCATAGAACAAATCGAAAAATCAAAGAAATACAATGCGGAACATTTACCGGAAATGCCGCCGATTGAAGATGTAGATAGGGATTGGATGTCGGATGAGATTAGTGATGTAGCCCATTAGGTTTTTTTAACAAAAGCGTTATTTTAATCGAAAAGGGGAATGAGTGATGAAAAAATATACAGGATTTGAAGCGATTGAACGATTGAAAACAAGTGTAATTGATGATGGTAAATCAATTTATAGATATAACAAGGAAATGAATTTGATCGAATTTAGTTTTAAAGCAACTAATTTACCTTGGCAAAATGTGATTATAGATATCTCCTATTTCTTCGGAAAAGAGTTTGTAGATTATGTAGAGCCATTTGAAATCGGAGAATGGGTTGCATGTGAAGTTAACCAAAATAAAACGATTGGAAAACTTATAGTGATTGACGAAATAGAAATGGAGTACGATGCGGCGCCAGGTGAACTCTTAAGGGTTGCGCCGCCAGAATACATTAGAAAAGCAACTAAAGAAGAAATTGCACAAGAAAAACGCCGGAGATTGTTTGTGAAATACGGTCGTACAATTAATGAATTTAAAAAAGGCGACGTTGTAACGCCAGCGGATAATGATAACGCTTTGTTGCTTGTAGAACATTATAACTATCAGAAAAATGCAGTTAAAATAGGCGGAACTTATTATAATGCTTCGGATGTAAACCCTGCTTATTTTGCAGAAAGTAAAGTTTGCTAAAAAACTAAACAAAAACGCTATTTTATTAGAAAAGGGGAATGGATATGAATTTATATCTCCAAAAGATTAGAGATAAATGTGATACGGCAGTTGAAAAAGCATACACAAGTAATCCTTTAGTAATGTTAAAGACTGATACAATCTATTGGTTACTAAATCAAGTAGAAGAAAATGAGAAACGAAAAGGTATTATACAAGCAAATTACCATGAATATAGCGAGCTGGAAAAGAAAAGAAGAAAGACACATGAGGAAAATGAGTTCCTAAAAGATGACATCCACGTTAGGAATGAGCGTATTGAGGAACTTGAAAAAGAGTTGCACGAATTAAAAGGAACAGCTAGCAAAAGCTAACTGCTCCAATCATGGAATATGGTTAAGAAATGGGTTGTCTACAGTATTGACGGAATATTGAGTTTTATTCAGGGGGTAGAGGGAAATGACAAAAGAAGAATATGAAACAGCAATAAAAATAAACGGTAAAGATTTAACTCTTACACAGATTTATGAATTGATGGAATATGAAAACAAACCTGTTCAAACACATTGTTAGTAAGGAGAAAGAAAAATGGATAAGTACGATTTATACAGGAAATTAGATGAACATATAAAACTAGTCATTAGCAAATCAGGAGCAACGGAAGAAGAGGTTGTTAACCAATGGTTGGAATCAATTGAAGTAACGAATGAACAAATTGAAAAAATGTAGGGGAGAGAGGGAAATGGAAACGAATTTTGAAGTGAAAACAGTTGGTGTTAAGTACACTTGCGATAAATGTGAAGAAGGAGAAATGTTTCATCAAGAAGGAAGAGACACAATGTTACTTACTGATCCACCTCGATTCGAACACGTTTGCACTAAATGTGGGTTTAAACAAACCTTTTTAAAAAGGTATCCAACAGTTGAATATAAGAGAGTTAAAACAAAATAATCCTTTTAATAGAAAGTGAGGTTAGGAGAATGAAGACAGTATTTAAGTGTGACAACGTTAAAGAAGACTATATGGAAGTAATGAAAATACCAGGACAAATCAAACTAGAAATGGTTAATGGAATTGATGAAAATTGGATATTCTTATCAGAAACGGATGCTAAGAAATTGGTTAAGACGATTAATAAAATGCTACGTAAAACGAATGGAAAAGAGGAGGAATAAGAGTGGGTAAAAGTCAACGAGATAAAGGTGCAAGAAGAGAAAGAGAGTTTGCCAAGTTGATAGGAGGTTCCCGTGTACCGCTTTCCGGAGCGATGGACGGGTACTCCAATGATGTAAAGGGATTAGGTCTAGAATGGGAAGTTAAAGCAAGAAAGAGCGGGTTTAAAACACTTTATGATTGGATTGAGGATGAAAGAGAACAGCCGGATGCAGTTGCGTTGAAAGTTGATAATAAACCTTGGTTGGTTTGCATGACATTGGACAAGTTCTTGGAGATTGTAAATAAGAATAAGGGGTGAGTGTTATAAAAAGATACGAAGGTACACGAGAGTATACATTGTTCCGAAAAGAACCAGGGTTTGGAGATAATCAGTACGTTACGATATTCGATGTATTTAAGTATCAGGATTTGGTTAATCACTTCAACGATGGTTGGAGAATTCATGATGAGGATAAGAAGATGGAAGCCATAAGAAAGAAAGTATCAGCTTAATGGAGGGATGGAAATGGGGAAATTCAATGGTCAAAAATTGAAAGAAATAAGGTTACTGTTTGGATTGTTCAATGAAGATGTGGCGGAATTACTCGGGATTAGCTTTCATCAAGAATTCGAAATGGAACAATCAAGGATGACGCCAAACTTCGAGCAACTTCAAATATTATGCAAGAAATTCTATGTAAAACCTAAATATTTTTACAGCAAATCAGATTTACCTGATGTTGTTGATGAATCATCAATGTCGTTACGTTGAAAATGGATAACGGAACCATGCAGAGTGGATGGTGGGGGCTACTCGCTATGCATGTTTCCCTTATTCAACAAAGAGATAATAAAATTTCACGTACCTTATGTGATGTTAAAAAGACAAATTCAGAAATAGGGGGATTCTAGTTTGGGACAAAAACAATTAGTAACTGGAGATAAAATTCTTGAGGAAGTAATTAAGGCGTTGCAAGATTACCGTGTTCTTAAAGTTAAATTTCATAACCTACAAGAAAGATCTGCATTTGGAGTTGAGTTGTTGTTTCCTGAATTAAGGAATTGTAGCAATGATGTAAAATACCTTCGATACATTCAAATAAAAAGAGCGTTAGAAGAAGCACTTGACGAAGACGAAAGAAAAATACTCGAAATGAAATATATGAATACCAAAACCGTGAATGATGATTATATCTACACAGTAATTGGAATCAAGAGGGCTACATTCTACAGAAAAAAGAAGTCAGCTATAAATAATTTCGCTGATGCCATAAATATTATATAAATTGATACTTTTGGGGCACTATTTGGGCTACCATATCGGGTACCTTTTAGCAATTGAATTAACGGTAAAGTTAGTATCAGAAGGGGGACACAATCCCTTCCGGTGCTGGCATTCCACGGAAGAATGCTCCCAAGGATATCCGCAAGTATTAATTGCTGAAATGTAAGTAGGCGTTAATGCAGTGCACTCCGTTGCGATGGATTTCTAATGTGGGGCAAGGAGGTAAGAGTCCTCTGAGAGACGAGAAGACCAATTAATGTATAACAATGACATATTCCAGTGTGGCGGGTGCAAATTACTCGCATTCGTCATGCTGTTTCTATTATGCTTAGTGTTCAGCTCAGAGACCGCCATGTCCTCTGGGTTGATAGTGAATATAATAATTCTCTATTCTTTGTTAATGTCGTTCTTGAAAATGGAAATGGGGGTGGTTGCTCATGATTGAGTGACGCTTGCATTAAATTTTTAGAGCAACATTGTTTTACCAAGTACATCAGTAATTACTCACGATCTTTATTGATGTAGAAAGCAAAGAGCTCTCCACTCTTTGTTTGAACTAACGTAGTGGAGCATCCTCTCCATCCCCTTGAAAATACGTTAGTTCAAACAAGGCGTCGGAATTAACACATACGTCTTGGATATAATCACATTGTGTAAAGATTATAGGTCAGTGAAGGCTATGCGACGGCTGAAGTATTGACCGACTCCACGGAGTATAAACGAGAAGATTCTTTGTCTTCTCCCAGTCACCGAACGTAAAGCGCGTAGCTAATAAGAGCTAAAAAATTATATGATGCGGTGGCTTGGAGAAGGTTGAGAGTACTCAGCCTTAAATGAAGAGATACTTATTGCCATTTGTTTTCTCTCTTTTCTCCCATCCCCTTGAAAGCTGTCACTTCGGTGATGGCTTTTTGTTATGTATAATGGATGCAGGAGGGATGGAAATGAAAAAAGAGGCTTTGATTGATACAACAGAAACAATTGAAAAGATAAGAGAATTAACTAATGCAGCTAATGAATGTTACGATGCGCTAATTAGGTTAAACGGATTGATTGGTGAATGGAATAAGAAGAACGATTCATTTGAAGATAATAAATTTATTATAGAAGAAACTATTAAAGATTAAGCATCCATAACGGGTGCTTTTTTCTTTGTTGTATAGAAATTACACATTAAACGTTAAGTTGGACAGATGGATCGTTGTTAATGAAAGATAAGGGATTAACAAAACAAACGAACACAATAAATGAAAATACCTGAGACTATAGCCCCAGGTAAGCTTGTACAATTAGTAAAAATAATTCTACTAACGTACTTTGTTGGATATTAACCTTTAGTTTGAATTGAAATTCTATTTTCATAGTAAAACCTCCCTAAAATGTGTTCAAATATGTAGTAGTGAAAGTGTTACCTATTTGAACAAAAATAGAGATAGTTAACAAAGTGAAGTTTATGCAGGAAATAACGGTGATTAGGTGCTGAAAATGGCGTTTTTAAGCCGATGTATAAAATTATGAATACCTCTTATTCATAGGGAATCACAAAAACCCTGATATCAAGGTATTTCCCATCTATCTTATTTACATAATGCATCTTATAGGCAGTCATTCTGTGTATAATATTCATTTCCCTGTATAAATTAGTTTTCGTTATGGATTTTTTATTTTATAAAGCAATTAGCATGAGGTGAGTGATAGATGAAGTTTTGGATAACGTTTATATTTACAGCGATTTTATCGGTCGTTATAAGTCACTATGTTTCAATCGCATTAGTTTGGTGGAGCGCATTGATTCAACCTTTCACCCCGATAGGAAAAATACTTTTAACATGGTCGATTCATATTTTCGTTAGTTTTTTAAGTATCTGTTACGCTTGGATATTTTCCAAGTGGTTAACTGATAAGAACTGGAGTTAGACAAATTACTTCCTATTAATATAGAAGGTGGTGGGTGATGTGAAGTGAAACAAAAACACGAGTTAGCTCAAGAAGATTACATGCAAGGCATGAAGTATAAGGATATTGCTGAGAAACATGATGTTAGCGTGAATACAGTTAAGTCATGGAAGACCAGGTATAAATGGGATAGAAAAGGTGTGCATACAAAAGATGAAAAAGTACGCACACAAAAGAAGACAGGTGCACCCATTAATAATAAGAATGCTGTAGGGAATTCAGGTAACAAGAATCCTAAATGGGGTAATAAGAATGCTGTTGGTCATGGGCCACCAAAAGGAAATGACAATGCTGTAACGCACGGATTCTTCCGTAAACACTTTCCCGAGGATGTAGCTGATTTAGCTGCTGAGATTATGGAGAAGAATCCAATTGATATGTTATGGGAAAACATAACGATTCAATATACCGCTATTATTAGGGCGCAAAGATTGATGTTTGTTAAAGATCAAGAAGATATGACGAAAGAAGTTAAGAAAGAAAAGTCTTCTGAATCAAGTGAAGAAATCGAATATGAAATACAATTTGCTTGGGATAAACACGCTAACTTCCTAAATGCACAATCAAGGGCTATGAGCACGTTATCTTCTCTTATTAGAGACTTTGATAAGTTAGCTAATATAGATGACGAAAGACGTACTAAGTTGAGTCTTATGAATGCTCAGATAGATAAGTTAAAAGCTGATATTAATAAAGAGGATGGCGAAGTATTAAAAGTACAAATTATCGATGATGTACCATTGGATGATGACAATGAATAATGTGATCAGTACTAAAGAACTTATCGGTGGTGGGTATAATCGCTTTTGGCATTGCAAGAACTTCTACAGAGTAATAAAGGGGTCACGTGGTTCTAAGAAATCCAAAACGACAGCTTTGAACTTTGTAAAACGATTGATGCAATATCCTTGGGCTAATATCCTTGTGGTGCGACGTTTCTCGAATACATTAAAGCAATCATGTTATACCGATTTAAAATGGGCCATTAATCGATTAGGAGTTAAGAAGTCATTTAAGTTCAATGAATCTATGCCGGAGATAACATATAAACCTACTGGACAGAAGATATTATTTCGTGGTCTTGATGACCCATTGAAGATAACGTCTATTACTGTTGAAGTGGGTAATTTGTGTTGGGCATGGTTTGAGGAAGCTTATGAAATAGAAGACCAACATAAGTTTGAAACTGTTGTTGAATCTATTCGTGGTAAATATGATGCAGAAGGATTCTTTAAGCAAATAACAGTTACGTTTAACCCTTGGAGTGAAAACCACTGGCTTAAATCTTATTTCTTTGATGAAGCTACACAAGCTTATGATACATTCGCTAACACTACTACTTATAAATGTAATGAGTGGTTAGATGAACAGGATAAGGCGCGTTACGAGAGCTTATATACTAAGAATCCAAGACGTGCAAGAATCGTTTGTGATGGTGAATGGGGCGTTGCTGATGGTCTTGTATATGAAAACTTCCAGGTACGAGACTTTGACATTGATGAAATAAGGCAAAGAAAAGATGTGCAAAGTGCTTTTGGGTTGGACTTTGGTTATACAAACGATCCAACTGCATTAACTTGTTCTTTAGTTGATTTAAATAATGAAACTATATATGTATTCGATGAACACAGTCAAAAAGGTATGAGTAATAAGAAGATAGCCGCAATGATCGAGAAAAAAGGATACATGAAAGAACGTATTACTGCTGATTCAGCCGAACCGAAGAGTATTGATGAACTTGAATCGCTTGGTATTAGAAGGATTGAAGGAGCGCGTAAAGGTAAAGACTCCATTAACAACGGTATTCAATTTATTCAAGGATTCAAGATAGTAATACATCCTTCTTGTGTAGAGTTTATAAAAGAAATAAACAACTACATTTATGACACTGATAAGAAGACAGGAAAACGTCTTAATACTCCTATTGATGACTTTAACCATCTTATGGATGCGTGGCGTTACTCATTAGAGAGATTCCTTGTTAAATCAGGCGTTAAAGTACTTAATATTTAGGAGGTGAGGAATTGCGAAGTGAATTGTATGCGAATAACAACGGAATCAAACTTACTACAATGCAAGAAAAGAAGCATTTGTATAAGATAAGAAACAATGCGTTTGACCCGAATGAATTCATTAAAGATTTTATTGATATTAGAAACGAAAGATTACGCAAATACAAACAATATACGACTGAAAAAAATGCTATTGATAACAGGGAAAAGCCTGACAGTGATTTAATTAAGGTTTGGAACAAAATACACAATAGTTTCTTCAATCTAATCGTAGATCAGAAGGTTGGATATGTATTTGGTAATCCTATCTCTTATCAAATTGAAGAAGAAGTATCTGAGAATGAAAGGGAATGGGTAAAAGAATACCTATATAACCAAGATATATTCCTTAAGGATATTGAAACAGGCACTCAACAAGCTGCATGCGGTGTTTCTTATCGTTTGTTAGATATACAAACACAATTGATTCCGAGTGTAGTAGAAACTGTTGCTAGTCTAAAGAATGTTAACTCATGGGATGCTTATGTATTAGGACATAAAGAAGCTGCTATTGTCTTATCTGAGGATTACACAGACAAAGGACATACACAGATACTTACGCTTTATACAAAGGATTTAATCCTTGAATACCATTCTGCAGCAAGTGAAGTAAACAAAATGACAGGCTTTGATATTGCTGGAGGAATCAAGAATTTACTCGGAATTGTTCCTGTATTTGAGTTTAGAAATAACCAAGAAATGCATAGTGACTTTGAAACTGTCGAAGATCTTAATGATGCTTACGACAGAATGATTTCTTCCGGTGCTGATGAAGTTGAACAATTCCGTTTGGCTTATATGCTTATTACAGGAACTGATATAGATGAAGAAGAAGCCAAAGCATTATTTAAAAAAGAAACTGGGATTCTAAATATAAGAGATCCAGATGGTAAAGCGGAGTTCTTAACTAAGATGATGCCAAAAGAATTCTTTGAGTACTTTGTGGGATTACTTGAAAAGAACATATTCCGTTTCTCGAAATCGGTCGACGTAAACGATGAGGCTTTTGCGGGTGGTAATGAATCTGGTGAAGCTCGTAAATGGAAACTGATTGCTCTTGAGTTTAAAGCAAACCTAACTGAATCATGGTTCGAAAAAGGATTGCGCGACATGTTTGAAGGTATTGTTGCTTATATGCGTATCAAACAAGGTATGAATAGCATTGTAAGTTCAAACATATACGCTGACTTTACTCGTACATTACCAGTTGATTTAGGTTACTTAGCTGATACATTAACAAAACTTACAACTATCTTATCTGAACGTACTATTCTTGGTATGGTTCCTGGTATTGATGATGTAGATTCAGAAATGGAACAGAAACAGCGAGAACGAGAAGAGAAAATGAATGAAATGAACAGTTTCGGTGATTTCGGGCAGGTGAACCCAAATGACGCAGAGCAAACAGGAAAAGTACTGGACGAAGAGAAAGCAACAGATAATAAAGGTAGCGGACAAACACGCTGATGATGGTTTATTACTGTATCAAGCATTCTTTCAAGAGAAGTTAAGCGAAATAGAATTACTTATCCAGGACTATTACGATAAATACGGTAAGAATAACGTGATTGAATATTACAAGCTGATGCAAGAAATGAGTGTAAGCGAAAGAAAAGACTTATATTCTAACTATCAGGAACTTATTGCAAGGTATCCGCAGCTTAATAACTTTACAGAGATACGTTACAGCTTCTATAAGTTACAAAGATTAGATGGCCTTATGGTTAATGTCATGTACAAACTCTATGAAATGGGTGCTATGGAAGAGGAAATACTAAAAGACAAGCTATCTCTTACTTACCAGGAAACATATTATCGTAACCTATATGACAATGCTATGTATTATGGAATGACTGGCACTTATCATGCTGTTAGTGAAGAAGTATTGCGAGCTACGCTATATAAGAAGTGGGTAAAGAATCAAAACTTCTCTGATCGTGTTTGGGGTAACACAAAGCAGTTAACTTTATATCTGCAAGATGAACTCCCTAAAATGCTTTCTACTGGCATAAGTTATAAGGAGGTAACCAAACAACTTCGTAATAACTTTGATGTCAAATGGCATGAAGCGGAACGTTTAGCAAGAACAGAGAGTGCTTTTGTCACTGAGCATGCTACTTCTGATGCTTATAAGCGAGACAACGTAAAACAATATAGATTCTTAGCTACTCTTGATACAAGAACTAGTAGTGTATGTCAGAAGATGGATGGGAGGGTATTTAATTTGGATGAAGCTAAGGTTGGTAAGAACTACCCACCTCTTCATCCTAACTAACTGCCGTTCCACTACAATAAGCGCTACCTCTATTATCGAATACCGTGCTATGAATCTGAATAGAGGTTATGAGCGTGTCCCTGATATGAATTATAAGAAATGGGAAAAGCAATACATTAACTGACCTAGATAAGTCTCTAAACTGTCTATTTATTATGCACAAATACCGAACTATTGGGGCTTGTACTCAATGGGGCGATAGGAGGAAATACACATGTTTAAGAAAGAACAGGAAACACAATATAGATTACGAGTAAAAGGTTTACAACATTTTAGTGATCCGGAGCCAAACGGTGGGGGAGATCCTGAACCTACTCCAGCGGGTAGCGAACCAGAATTCACGCTAGATCATTTTCAAAGTTTCCTAGATACAAATGTTGAAGCACAAAAAATCTTTCAATCACGCGTTGATAGTGGCGTTTCTAAGGGTGTTGAAGCATACAGAACTAAAACAGTTCCTGATCTTATTCAAAAAGAGATTGCGAAGCGTACAGAAAAGACACCCGAACAACTCAGAATAGAAGAAATGGAATCTAAAATCACTAAAATGGAAGCTGAGAATACACGTAAAACAATTGAAACAGAAGTAGCGAAACAAGCAGACAAGTTAGGTATTGATGCTGACTTTGCTCTTAAATACTGTATTGATCCGACTTCATTTGATAATACAATTAAAAATGTTGAAGGTTTCAATGAATACGTAGAATCATTAGTTTCTGATCGTGTGCAAAAGAGTGTAGATGAACGATTTGCTAACAACTATGCAAAGGGTGCTGATATGGCATTACCGAAGACAAATGCAACAGGTAATGTTTCTAGTTTAGAACTAATCCAAAAACAATTAATGAAACAATAAGGAGTCGATAATAAATGAAAAAAACAACTGATTTACTTTCCGTAGAGAAAATTGACCTATCTGAAGCAATTGCATATGCATCTCCAATGGATACACCGTTTACAACTTTACTATTACAAAATGGGTTAACTACTGATGCGAATAGTCCTGAAGTTTCATGGAGAGAAGCTGCTCTTGATACTAATCGTAAAGGACCTCAATTAGAAGGTGCGGATGCTACTGATCCAAATAAAACATTACGTGAGCTAATCAAGAATAACCAACAGATTTTCCAACGAACAGCAGAAGTGTCAGGGACATTAAATGCTGTAAAGGTTACTGGTGTTGCTGGCGGGGAAATGGCTTCAGAAATTAACGACCGTATGATCGAAGTGAAAGACGATTTAGAGTGGTACTTACTGCAAGGTACAAAAGCGGATGAATCTGGTACAACTCCACGACAAATGAACGGACTCATTAACTTAGTTAACGCTCGTAACAAATTTGCAGCAACAGGTGGCAAGTTATCGGCAGACGATCTAACTAAAGCTTTCCGTTTATGCTGGGAAAAAGGTGCTGGTGGAGACAAATTAGTACAGTGTGGTGCTCAAGTAGCTGAGTTTATCGATAAATTATTCAAAGTTGAAAAAGGAGTAATGATTCCTGCACTTCAAGGTGGAGGTAACATTATCGGTTTAACTGCCGATGTAATTCATACTCGTTACGGTCGAGGTAACATTGTGTTAAATCGCCACATGCCAGATGGCGCTTTAGCTATCGTTGATTTAAACCAAGTTCGTATTCGCCCACTTCGTAAAATGGCAGCTGAAAAGTTAGCTAAAACTGGTGACTCTGAAAAACAAATGATTGCTGGTGAATATTCATTAGAACTTAAAAATAGTTATGCTGGTGCGGTAATTCATGGAATTACAGGTTACGTGGATCCTACAGCACCAACACAACCTTAATAAAAGGAGGAATAATTTAAATGGCAGCTAAAAGTAAAACAGTATACAAAATAATTGCACCTAAACCGTTTATTTATGTAGCTTTAAATGAATTTAGTGGGGTTTGGGCAGATGAAAAGGGTGTATTCACCACTGAAGATGAAAATGTATATAAATATCTATTAAAATTCGCTGAATTTAAAGATGTTACGGATATTTAATCATGCTTACACGAATTAAGATTCGTTTAGGGATTACAGATACTGCCCAAGATGATTTATTAAATGAATTAATTACTTCTATACGTGACGTTATCTCGTTGCGTGTAGGGGTGATTACATTCCCTAAAGTGCTAGAGTCAATCGCGGTTGAAGTAGTTATTTCCGCTTATAACCGTAGAGGTTCTGAGGGTGCTTCTAGTGAAGCGGTAGATGTAATATCAACTTCTTATATTACTAACTTACTAGAACCGTATACAGAGCAATTAGAGAACTTTAAAAAAGGGTTAACCCAAGGGACTGAAGATGCAACCGGCACTGGTCGAAGTGGAGTGAGGTTCTTTTGAGATATGATGAAAAGGTAGAATACCTCGCTATTGAGTACGTAACCAATGAAATGAACGATAAGATACCTATCGAAAAGCCTATCGGTGTATTTGATAGTTTACTTACGCCGTTCTCTTTACAAGAAACTCAAGTTTATGGAGCTTCTTACACAAAGACCAATGTAAAAGTGTTGTGTAGAGATCCACAATCCTTTAATGCTCGTATTCTCAAAGTAGAGAATCAAAAGTATGAGATACTCGAAAAACGAGATTACAAGAAAGTCTTCTTATTTATTTGCAAAAAGGTTGTTGGTAAAAATGTCAATTCAAATTGATGTTAGTGGTTTTGGACAACTTGCAGCGAATATCGGTAGATACAATAACCAAATGAAACAACGTGTGAAAGATACCGTTGATAATACAGCTACAGACATTCAATCAAACGCAAAAGCAGAAGCGAATGTTGATACTGGTGACATGAGACGTAAAATCGAAAAGAAGCCCACCGTTTCATCAGGTGGCACAATTAGAGGTAGCGTCCAATCATTAGCTGAATATACAGTCCATGTTAACTATGGTCATATGGTTAAAGCCGGGCAGATATTTTATGATCGTAAATCCAAAAGTTTCAAACGTGTAAAAAGAACAAGATTTATTCCTGGTAGTCATTTCTTCACAAGAGCAGTGACAAAGGGTAAAAATGAGTTTGCAAGAGAAATAGGAAAGGCGTTGAGATATGATGGCTAACACTAGAGATACGCTTACACCTTTCCATATTGCTTTAGTTCAACGATTAAAACAACATGGAGTGGAAGCTTCATTTGATTATAACGAAGATGAGACGGGCGATATTGAGTTTCCTTTCACAACCTTCGAAATACCTACAATCGAAAATAATGCATCTAAAACGACATTTGGCGATAAACCTCTTGTCGTTTTTTATATTGTCGATGAACAACCAACAAACGGTCGTTTATATGATATCAGAGCGAAGATTGTACAAGCTCTAGAAGAGGATTTAATCCTTTTTAATAACTTAACATGTTCGAATCAGAAAACAGATGATTCAGGCGTTATACGAGATCCAGAGAACGGATTCAGAACAGTTCGTTTAACATATCAATTCTATATCGAAGGAGTGAAGTAACTTGGCAGAAGAAGTAAAAGTAAAAGTTGCCTCTTATTTAGGGGTTAAAAAGATTGTGCGTATCGCTGATTTAAATACAGGTACTGTATTAGCTATTGGCGGACAAAAAGAGCATACTGTAAGCCGCACAGCGGATACAATCGATGTTTCCACTAAAACGGGCGGTATTTTAAATATGCAAGAAATCATGACGAAACTCGGTGTTACTGATTGGAAGCCAAAAGAATATAACGACTACAAAGAATATATTCAAGGTCAAAAAGAATGGAGTACCGAAGTATCAGGCGCGTTACCTTCTAGCGATGCTGCATATGACACTTTAGAAGCCGCATACGAAAATGGAACTCCAGTTGTTGTATCTGAATTAGATTTAGGTCGCATGAAAGAGAAAATCGGCATTGCATTCGTAACGGAATTAAGTGAAGAAGCTCCTATTGATGATTTGGCAGGATATTCTTTATCACTTACTGGTACAGGCCCGCAAGTTAGCCGTACTTATGTACCAACTCCACCATCTGGATCTTAATCATGAGCAATCAAAAATTCATCCCCTCTACTCAATTAATAGTAGAAGGGGATATTTATAACTTGCGACTATCTCGATACATGCGATTGCAATTAGAAAAAGAATACAACATGAATGTACAAAGATACTACTCTATGATGTGTGTAAATGGAAATGTAGTAGATGAATATCAATTCGCAGCAGTTGTTTGGGCTTTATTGCGCGGCGGTGGGCAAAAGGTATCAAAAGAAAGAGCTTGTGACATTATTGAAGAAGCAGTAAATGATGAAGAATGCGGTATTATTAAGCTTTTTGAATCAGTGTTAGAAGCTCTTTCTGCTGCTCTTATGAATGAAGAACAATTTAAGGAATACAAAAGGCTTATCGAAGTTTATAAATCTTCAGAAGGTGAAGATGACACTGAAAAAAAGTAGATAATGACGAGCGTGACTTTTCAATGGCTGTTCTTGATTTCGGCATAGAACCAGAAGTATTTTGGAATATGACCGACAGAGAGTTCTTCACTCTTGTCATTTATGATCTACGAAGAAAAGAAAACGAGATGTTACGAATGAGAGCAGTTGTAACGAATGCTATGTACAACATGAATCGTGGTAAAAAACCATTCAAAGAGTTCCCGTTCGAGAATAGACAGTCGCAACTTAAAGTAATCAAACAAGCAGCAGATAAGGATAAATTATTTGCTCAGTTCGGTGGGCAGGTGAGTTTATAATGGCTGGCAATGAACAAATTGGCGTTGATATAACCGTAAATAATGGACAAGCTGAAGCTGAATTGCGAAGTTTCCAACAAACAGCAGAACAAACTGGAAGTAAGATTGAACAAGCTTTTAGTAAAATCGGTGCTATTGGTGACAAATTAACAGTTGGTGTTACTACTCCTTTAGCTGCCGTATCTGCTATGGGAATTAAAACCGCTATTGATTTTGATAATTCGCAGAAGAAAATCCAAAAAGGTTTAGGTGTTACCGCAGAAGAAGCCAAGCGACTAAATAACGATGTTAAAGCTGTTTGGAAAGATGGATTCGGCGAGAATGTTGACGAAGTTAACAAATCATTAGTAACAACTAGACGTAACATGAGTGAAATTGACAACGGTAAGGAACTACAAAGAGTAACGAAAGATGCAATGCTCTTGGCTGAAACATTTGATAGTGATATCAGTGAAGTTACTCGTGGTGCGAATCAGTTAATGGTCGGTTTTGGTATTTCTTCAGAAGAAGCTATGGATCTATTAGCAAGTGGTGCACAAAATGGATTGGATTTCTCAAAAGAGTTATTTGATAACGTGAGTGAATATGGACCATTATTCGCAAATATGGGCTACTCAGCTGATGAATATTTCAATCTATTGTCCAATGGCGCTAAAAACGGGGCTTACAACCTTGATTACGTAAATGATGTAATGAAAGAGTTCCAGATTCGTATTAAAGATGGTTCTAAATCTACAAATGAAGCAATGGGTCAAATGTCCGAAGGTACTCAGAAGGTTTGGAAGAGTTTCTTAGAAGGTAAAGCGACTGTAAAAGATGTAAACAATGTTGTGCTAAACGAACTAAAAGGTATGGATGACCAAGTTAAAGCAGGACAGATTGGAGTTTCACTATACGGAACCAAATGGGAAGATCTCGAAGCTACTACTATGTATTCGTTAAATGAAATACAAGGTGGGCTTGGCAAGACTGCTGGAGCTATGAAAGATATGCGTAAAGCACAAGATGAAAGCATCTCAGTGAAATGGCAAAAAACATTACGAGAAGCGCAAACTGCATTAGAACCACTCGGAAAAATGTTGCTAGATATCGCTATGGATGTTCTTCCAGCTGTTTCTTCTGCTGTTAAAACTGTCACTGAATGGTTTGCTAACTTATCCCCTGAAGCTCAAAAAACAGTGATTGCCATCGGTGGTATTGCTTTAGCTGCTGGTCCTGCTCTTTCTATATTAGGAAGAATGGGCGGGGTAATTGGCGGATTAGTTGGTAAAATAGGTAGTTTCGCAACCGCTGCTCGTGCTGGTGCTGCTGCAACTGTTGCTGTTGAGGGTGCTTCTGGTGCTGCTGCTTTAGGTATGGGTGGTTTAGGCGCTTCGCTTGGTGCTGCTACTTTAGCTGCTGCTCCTTGGTTAATCGGTGCCGCTGCTATTGGTGCTGCTGGTTACGGAATCTATAAGGCTATGACTCAAGAAGCTGTCCCTGCTGTAGATTTATTTAAAGATCGTATTAATTTAGCTGCTGATGGTACTGTGCAGAGTGTAGATAAGATATCAAAAGGCACACAAAAAGCTGTCGGGGCGTTTATGGAACTGTCTCAAAAGACAGGTACCGAGCTAACAAACATGTACGCAATGCAAACAGCGATCAATGAAGAAAACATGCCGAAACTAGTTGGTCAATTCGATGAGATGAAGAATCAAATCATTGCAGGATATGAACAGCAAAAGAATGATGCAGTCACTAAAACGACTGAAATGTTTGCGACAATGGGTACGATTACAGACCAAGAGAAAGCTAGTATCTTAGAAAAAATGACTGGATATTATGACCAACAGAAGCAAAAAGCTGAAGATTCACAAAAACAAATAACTGATATTTTAAACAAAGCGAAAGAAGAAAAGCGAGCTTTGACAACTGATGAATATAATCAGTTAATGCAGCTACAAAGTAACTATCAAAGTGAAGCGGTTAAATCTCTTTCTACTAACAAAACAGAACAAGAAGTAATACTACAGAATCTAAAAGATTCAAAAGGCCGTATGAATGCCGAAATGGCTTCTGATGCAATTCAAAAGATGGAGCATCAACGTAAAGAAACAGTCGATAAAGCTAACAGTGAATACAACGATAAAATTAGAATCATAACCAAAATGCGTGATGAAATGGGAGTCATTTCTGGAGATCAAGCCGATACAATGATTGCCGATGCAAAACGACAAAGAGATGAAGTTGTTACCAAGGCAGGAGAAATTAAAAAAGACGGAATTGACAAGTTAAAAGGAGCTTATACAGATTTAGAAAGCCAAGTTGATACAAGCTCAGGTAACATCTTAACTTATTGGGATAAAGTGAAGCGTTGGTGGGATGGTTGGAATCCAGGTATAAAAGAGTTCGCTATAAAAACCGTTGAATCTATGACCGGAGTTAATATACCTGGTCACGCAAACGGAACGCCATTTTTCGGCGGGGGGTTAACGAAAATCAATGAACGCGGTAACGAGATTGTTAATCTACCTCGTGGTGCACAAATCATTCCACATGATTTATCTAAACGATATATCGATAGAGCGGCAGATAAAGCATCTATGTCGAGTTCAACAGCATCTTCTGGAAATGTCTCAATCGAAAACGTTGTAGTGGTAGATGGCTACGAAATAGCAAGAGCGGCTCATCCGTATATCGATACTATGCAAAGTGATAATATTTCTATCAAGTCGTATCTGAATGGAGGGAGAGCGTGACTACAATTATAGAAAAAACTGACGGTAAACGTTATGTACTCAATGATTTAAATATATTCACAAGAGATTTTATCATTTCCTCTCCTTCTTACAGGCACACAACCGAGTCCTTAGAAGGTGGACACGGTTCGGTGGATCTCGGATCAACATATGACGTTAGGCCTATTAATTGTATTTTTTATTTCAAAGCTATAGATAACAGTGATTATGTTTTAGCTCGTGATGAAGTTTTTGACATTTTCAATAGTATTCAACCGTTTTATCTGATTGACACAAGAAATGGCGGTAAACGTTGGTTGGTTAAATGTGCTTCTGGTTTCGCGGTAGACCAACAAAGGATATATGGATTATTCGAGGTGGAGTTCGTTTCGTTTTCTTCATTCGCTGAATCAATAGGAACCACATTGACTCCGTTAGAAATCGATTTGGGATTATGGCAGATTGGACAAGGATTAACATTTGAAGATCCAAAATATGTCCACTCCACCTCTACTTTCCGTATTTATAATGCTGGTAATGTTCCGCTCAACCCACGAAGAATGCCCTTGTTGATTACGTTTAAAGGCGCTTCAACCAATTTAAAGATAAAAAACAAGACAACTGGTGACGAGTGGTCTTATACAGGAACCACTTCAACAAATGACACGATAAGATTAGAACAAGTAAGATTCACGAAGAACAGCTTATCTATTGTGCGAGATACAAATAAAAAGTTGATTACGCTAAATCCAGGATTTAATGACTTTGAAATCACAGGCGCTACGGGCGCTTTTTCAATTTCATTCGATTTTAGATTTTACTATCTATAGTCGGGAGGTGAATATTTGAATTTAATTACAATTACAGATGTATTAGGGAATACAGAAATATTAACTGGATTTAAGAGTTTTAATCGTGTGAGGAAAGTGAATGGAGAGAAAGTTATAAGTTTTCTCATCATACCAACGGAAGAGAATAAGCACGCTTTCCCACTTGTTCAAGAAGAAAGTAAAGTTGAATTTGATGGAGAGACATATGTAATTAAGTCCATAGCCGAAAGGAATATCGGAAATACATTCTACAAACAAGTTGAATGTATCCATGAGTTCTTTGTGAAGATGATTGATAAACAAAAATACGAAGTGCGTAATGGAAGCATGACGTTACGAGATGCGCTAGACTTTGTATTTGAAGGTACTGGGTATCAAACAGCAATAATTGATTCTTTTTACGCTCAAGATTTTGAGAACTTTGGCAAAGACAATCGTTTATCACTATTAAAAAAAGTTCTAGAGAGATATAGAGCAGAAATGTCTATTAGCGGAAACTTAGTTAGATTTAAAACGAAGATTGGTGAAGATACTGATTTTCAATTTAGATATAACTTTAATATAAAGACCTTCGAACGTACAATTGATACAAAATCACTTGCCACATACATTCGAGGGTATGGTAAAGATGGATTAATGAGAGAATATACAAGCCCAAACGTTCATATATTTGGTTTTCTTGAAGCTCCTATGATTGACGATGAAAGGTACACCACAATATCAGGATTAGATAACGCTTTAAAAGAATCATTACAAGACACTCCAGTTATCAGTATGACGCTGGACTTTATAGATTTAAGAAAAGCCGGATATCCTTACATTATTCCGAATGAAGGAGATCGGGTTCTTTTAATTTATGAGCCGATGAATGTAGATATTGAAACGAGAATCATGGAGATTGACGAAGAGTTTAATAATGAATTAGAGATAATTAGCTGCAAAGTTACACTAGCTAACTATAAAAAAGATTTATCAGGAACACTTCTTCAGGCCATACAAAAATCATTAAAAGGCATTGTGAATAATGATGGGAAAATAATATACAACGCTCTCGATGAAGCGGTAAAACGTGCAACACAAGCTATTAAAAACGCAGAAACAGAATTAGTTTTCGAGAATGGGATACTTGCTATTAACCCTAAAAATCGTAATAACTTTGTCGCTTTCAATAGCGCTGGAATAGGCATTACCTTTGATGGTGGTAATACGTTTAAAGAAGCGCTAACTTATGAAGGGTTAGTTGCAACTGTAGGGGTTATAGGGCAATTTGAAGCAAATAACATCCGAGTTGGTCCAGAAACAACATTTGATGCAGGATATGACCCCGCAAAAAAACAAGGTGGCGGCAGAAACATACTCAAAAACACATCCGACTTCGAATCGAATGCAATGTGGGCAGATAACGGACAGGGCGGTGGTGTAGTAGATACATCTGTCGTGTATAACGGTAAAAGTACATTGAGGATTCCTATGCCGCAAGGTGTTAAATATCTAGAAGGAAATATACCTTTAAAAAGAGGTACTTACTACACATATTCCGCTATGGTTCGTGGTTCCGCAGCAGGCAACGGATCAGAATTAACACCGCTTCATTTTTGGGCACATACATCCAAAGATACAAATGGTCAAATGACAACCATCGTTAAATATGATCAGTCCATTTTAGATAAACAGTGGAAAAGGGTGTACGTTACATTTTTAACACCAGTAGATAAAGATTTGTACTTCTCTCCTTACATTTTTAACGGGTTACCTACTGGAACATTGCATGTAATTGAAATGTCGTTCCAAGAAGGGGACGTGTTAATGGATTGGACGGCCAATCCTGATGAAGTTAGATCTAAAATGCAACAAATTAGAACGGATTTACGTTTAACCGCACCACTTCCAACGACGATTAACATGGATATGAACGGAATTACTGCCACTACATCCAAATCAGATTCTTTCGCTAGATTTGATTATCGCGGTCTTTATGCCAAAAAAGGTGCTATACAAATAGAGCGAGCGGATGGATATAACTTAATCATAGATGGTATGGCGAATTTTGATATGGGCGTTAGCGCTCACGAACCTCCTTTTATGGGAGCAGGAGTGAAGATGGATGGGATCTGGTTCTCAACAAGAAATACAACTTGGACGAATGTTAATTTTTATACGTTTAAGCATACAGGGAGATATTTAGTGTTTGCTCTTAGTATGGCTATGGAACAAGGGGGGGGAGGAGCGCAACTTCAAATTGTAGATAAAGATGGTAGAAGCTTATGGTATATGCAGCATAACAAATTAATTTCAGATGATTATTACCAAAACGTTACGGTTGATTTAGGTGTACCGACAGGAAACATGGGTTATGTGTATTTGCGGATGACATCAAATTCTGCAGACCATACAGCTTATGTAAGGGTGCTAAGTAAGTGGCAGGAGAAGTGATGAAATGGAATTAAAAGAAAAGTATGAACTTAATGAACGCTTCAAAATATGTATTTATGCTAACTCAGATGAAAATGGGAATATAACACAGTTAGAGTATGGGCAACATATCATACCTGGTCAAGATTATATGCATTTTTTCAGAGTAGATCGCTATATTTCAGATACGATTTGGAATTACAACGTTGTGATAAATGGACGAATTGCAGAATTACAAGCAATCGACATTGAAGTAGAGAACACCATGAAAGAGAGATATTTCTCTCAAACAATAGAAGAACTTGAAAAACAAAAAGAAGAAATGGAAGCGAAAATTCGCCAACTTGAAGAGGAATTAAGTAATAGATCATAACGCCATAAGGAGGTTATAACATGACAATAAAAGTTCTAGGAACAACCATGGACAGACAATGGCGCAATGATTTGAATGATAATTTCAGAGAGTTGTCTGGAATGCAAGGTTCTGTTAATGATGCTGTAAGTAAGGCAGAAACAGCAGAACAAATAGCAAATAAAGCGGAAACAATAGCGAGTAACGCGAATGTTACATCTAATTCCGTCCAAGAACAGTTGAATCAAATTGTAATAGAAGGCGATTCGTCGGTTGAAGCAGCTCAAGCTCGTGTAGAAAAAGATGGAACTGCACACGAAACTTTAAAAGCTCATACAGACGCTATACACAGTAAAATTGGTCTTTTAAATGATGTGGTTATAAATATTGAAGTCTTCCCTATTAAAATACCAGAAGCAGATGACACAGCGAGAGTCCAACGTGCACTAGATAATTTCGAAACTAAAAGCGGCACCCTATTTTTCCCAAGGATGGATTACATCATTAACGATGAATTATTAGTGAATTATAGTTGTAGAATTATGATGGATAAAGGCGGAAGTTTTAAAGTTAAAAATAATTCCTTCCTCCATAAAAAAGGTGCGAAAACATCTGTTTTTGTTATAAACGCTGATAATGTTATTGTAGAAGATATTCATATTAACGGGAACGCTAAAAATAATTACACAATAGGCTCTGATGGATTGAAATACTATATGTCTTTACCGTCTATGAATCCTGGAGTTTACTTAGGTTATAACGGGATTCAAGTGAAAGGTAGTAACGTTACTGTTAGAGATTGTTTTGTCGAGTGGTGTTCGTGGGGAGGTATACTCGTTGATAGTGAGAATGATTCAATTATCTCAAGAAATATCAAAATTATAAACAATATAATTTTACAGTGTCCAGAAGACGATATATCCCTTCACAGATGTTCAGAGGTAGATGTTATCGGGAATATTATTAGAGATCCGATGCACCATGCAATACATGCTTATTACAAATGTTCATATGTCAATATTTTAGATAATACTATTACTTTGACAAAATCGAATTGCTTTGAATTTTATCCTGGTGCATTATCCGTTGAATCCTTTGGAGCTATCGGTATCGATCATGCTTCTTATCAAGATTCAGAAATTTCAAATGTAATTGTATCGAACAATAAAATTCGCGGTGAACTTGAAACGGGTATAGAGATAATGGGGTTTGCTAAAGATGTGTTAATTGCACATAATCAATTATCCATTACAGGAAATGCGGTTATATTTAATTCTCCAATTATCGGTTTATGTAAAGTAAGTACAAATCAATTTATTAACTGCAAATCAGGCGTTTCCTTGAATTGGGATGCTAATATCAATTCTAAACCATCATATGTATATGAAGATTTCTCTTCACTTGTAATAGAGGATAATCAATTTAAAGGTTCAACAAATACACATATTGCATTCTTTATCAACGATAGAGGTAACACACCATTTACTAAGATGTATATTAAAGTGAAAAACAATAACTTCAAAAAAGGTAATAGCCAACTTGCATATGCAATTCGTTTTGATTCATACCCTGCTTATTTAGTATATAGCGTTGATGGTAATGATTTTACAGATGGGTATAATAGTTCGTCATTTATAGCTCCTAGTGGTTTTACAAATGCTGATGTTAATCGTTTTTGTTTTGGTAATATCGGTATTAATAAAAATGACGTTATGACACAAACAAGTAACCCGTATGGTAGACAAGCTGTATTTTCAGGTAATACAGGAGTAACGGTGACGTTATCAGGAGCATTAACACAATTAGATACAAACTACACACCGCTTATTACACCAGAATGGAAATCCGGTTCTATATGGATATCAAATAAAACATCTACATCATTTTCAGTAAACTGGGATACACCTCCATCTTCAAATGTTAACATAGGTTATTTATTGGTAAGGTGAAAAGCTACCTATACATTTGATGTTTTTGGATGACAAAAAAGAAGTGGTTACCTTGTAAATCTGTAATCACTCCTTTTAATTTTATACCGCTTCTTTATTTAATTGATTATGACTAGGTTTATTTTTAACTGAATTACCTAAAAATAAAAACCTTGTTATTTTGAATTTATCTAAGAAAAACATATTCATTAAAACAGGGATTGTGATGCCGATCAGTGCATATGTAAAAATTCCATAATCAAATGATATATATATTGCTAAGACGTTTAATGGTATATGAAGATACATGATTGGCAAAGACATCATCCCAAGTGTAGAGAACATTTTAGATATAGATAGTTTGGAAATCCAATAACTGATAACACTCACTGTTAGCGTGAATGATATTGGGATTATCAAATCTAGAATAAGATTATTATATAAATGAATTTTCAAATCGAGAGAATAAGTGAAGAACCCAGAATATTCACCTATTATAAATAGACATGAAATACTCAATAATATTATGGCTGATAATTTTCGTTTGATCGTATTCGCAATAAAATCACGATAATAAAATCCGAATGCATAATAAACAATAGCAATGAGCACAACATCTGCATTCCAAGGAACGGGAACGTTATGAATATCTAGTAATTTAGCTTCTATATGAGCTAATAAATACGCAATACCAATTATAATAAGTTGATGTTTTACTTTTTTAAATTTAATAAGGATTAAAGCGAAAACTACTTGTGTAAGGAATAAGCATGTAATGAACCAAAACACACCAAAAAGTCCAGTTAATAACTGCCCACCGTAAATTACTCGAAAACCATTTTCAACTATAGACATAATACTAAAGTTCCCTTGGTACACTTCAATTCCAGATTTTAATAAAGTAATGATAATAGAAAATGATAAGTATGGAATTAACAACTGTTTTGCTCGTCTTTTTAACCAGGGAAGAAATTCTTCTCTTTCATTAAGAGCTTTAAATGTGTATCCACTTAGCACAAAAAATAATGGCATGTGAAACCAAAAAAGATAATGATGCGCTATTTCATTACCTGAATGACCTAATACAACACCAATAATACCTAATCCTTTCGCGATATCGATCCATATTTCTCTTTTTTGTTTCATAAACTAATCCCCTTTTCTAGTGTCCATGTATTATTTTAACAATACTTTCCTAGATTTGGTGATAATTTTTATGTAAAAATTCAAAAATATATAGTTATATTAAAAATTCATAACAAATAAATGAAATCGATGATTACAAATAGTCACAGTAATCACTATGATGTGAAGCGTGCTTATAGCAGGCTTTTTTATTTTGAAAGGAGGTGAATAGATGAATGTTGAAATCGGTGTGCTAATTGCAGTGCTATCACTTGCTATTAGCTACTTTGCATACTCTTTAAATAGAACAAAGTCTATTAAATCTGATGGTCAACAAAGTGCAGAGATGAAGGCTGAGCTGGGATATATCCGCAAAGGCGTTGATGATATACGAATCGATTTGAAAGCAAGTGAAAAACAAATGATTGCTCTTGGGGAGCGTGTTACACGAGTTGAAGAAAGTTCAAAGCAAGCTCATAAGAGGCTTGATACTTTAGAAAAGGAGGCAAATTAAAAATGCCACTAACAAAAGAAAATATTTTAAAACGTTTGCGCAACTGGAAAACATGGGTTGCGCTTTTTTCATGCTTTGGACTGATTTTATCGGTATTCGGAGTAACTGGATTTGAAGGTAATTTAGAAAAGGTACAGCAAGCTGTTTATTTATTTGGTATCGCGCTTGGTATTTGGACAAGTCATGGAGATGCTACCGATCAAAACGAAAAAGGAGATGTTCAATAATGGAAATCAGAAAAAAATTAGTTGACCCAAGTAAATATGGTACAAAGTGTCCTTATACAATGAATCCACAATACATTACAGTTCATAACACTTACAACGATGCTACAGCAGAAAATGAAGTAGCTTATATGATTCGAAACAACAACGAAGTTTCGTTCCATATCGCAGTAGATGATAAAGAAGCTGTACAAGGTATTCCGTTAGAACGAAATGCATGGGCTTGTGGCGATGGAAATGGTTCAGGTAATCGTAAATCTATTAGTGTGGAAATCTGTTACTCTTTAAGCGGTGGAGATAGATATTACAAAGCGGAAGATAATGCTGTTGATGTTGTACGACAAATCATGTCCATGTATAATATTCCGATTGAAAACGTTCGGACCCACCAATCATGGTCAGGAAAATATTGCCCACATAGAATGCTAGCTGAAGGGAGATGGAATTCATTCATTCAGAAGGTAAAGAGTGGGAATGTACCAACTCCGCCACCTAATCAAAAACGGAATGTTGTAGAAGTAGGAGGAATCGGCGGAGAAAATTTAGCCGATGTAGTTGGCGCTTTAAATTCAGTTCACATGACGGGTAACTTAAACCTTAAAAGTTTATCCTGTAACTGATCCA